CATGTCACCTTGGGTGTTAGCCATGATGCTGGCAGACTTTTTACTCTGTGCAGAGTTTGGATCGTAAATGCCTAAATCAATAGCCACTAATAGACGCCCTCTTCGTTGTAGGCTTCAACCATACGACGGAGTTCAGGAGAAGGATTAGCAAGATACATAGCACGAACAAGAATAGAACCTGGATCACTAGAAATATAGTTAGCATTTAATACTTCTGGACCTGCACCTCTTGTATTTCCACCAGCACCATCTGTAAGAGGTGTGTTTGGATTTCCAGGTGCAAATGCATTAGTTACTGTTGTTGGTGTAGCAACTTGTAGATTAGGTGCTTGATAGCCAGCACTTACTGCAGATGCAGTAGTGGCCATTTGTCCACCTTGTGAAAGTTCACGATTGGTTTTTAATGAACCACGTGGTGCACCTGTAGCATTTGCCATAGTTGCTTCACGTTGCACACGCTGTGTACGTTCAACGACGTTCTGGTCTGTACGAGAGGCGTTTTTTCCAACCCCTGAAACTACCTGCTTTACCATTAGTCGTCCTCTTCATCTTCTAAATGTTGTCTTACGTCCTGTGCTGTTGGTGCGCTTTGTAACCAATCAGGAAATGATTGCTTGGCAGATAACAACCAAAGAGCATTATCGCTAGTAAAGCCTGCTCTGCGTAATGATTTATAAAATTCATGTAATTCAATTGCGTATTGATCTAACTTAGAATAATCTTCATCGGCAACAGTTCTTACCTTTGCAGGTTGTCTTTTACGAGGTGCCATGATTTATCCTAACTGTGAGAGAATTCCTTGTAGATCTTGTGGAACTTGTGGTTGTTGAGGGGTTCCACCAGAGGGTTGTCCAGGAGTGGCTGGGGACGGGGGCGCCTGCTCTACTGGGCCCTGTGAGCCTGGTGGAACCATCTCTGGCTGAGTTGGTTGTTCAGGAACCGCAGGCGGTGTGAACACTGCCAACGCAGCAGCCTCTATACTGTCCCCCTTGCGACGACGTTCAATCACGTCCGCAATATTTTGAATAAGTTTAGATGGATCTTGACCTTGCGCTGCCATAGCAGGAATTGCTTGTGCGCTTGCAGTGATTGCTGCACTAAGGTTGTCACGCATCTTTTCAATTTCAATACGTTGTTCTTCGAGTGTAACGTTAACGCTCCATGGAAGTTCACGACGAATAAAGTCTTTAGATACTAGATCTGCACCCAATGCTTGTAATGAGAAGATCAAAGCGCGAGAAGGATCTAGTCCTGCCATCAAGCCATAGCGTACTTCAACAGAAGTATCACCTTTAATGTCCTTGCTTGGCATGTACTTTAACTCGTACGGCGTACCTTGTGCGACGCCTTTGACACTCTTATCACTATTGAAAAGGAGTTCATCCATTTCAAAGCATACCTTTAGAACATCTTCTAATACCTCAGCAAGAATGGTTTGACCAGCCTTGATCTGAGAATCAAAAGCGCCTAGAAGTGCCTGGACACCTTGACCAGTAATAATGCTGGCGTCAATGTTTCCAGTTCTACCTTCAGGATATCGAGCACCAAGTCGTAATTCAGATTGGAGTGCCGCTTGCTCCTGGAAAGTAGCAGCGGGAATGTCAAGTTTGACACGCCCGACAGATTGTGGTTGTGAGGTTCTGATAATTGCATCAGGGCCCATAGGTAGATCAAGAACATCGTTTGGTACAACCAATGGTGCTTGGATAGCCTTTTCGGCTGCTTCCATAGCAAGGTTAGCAAAACGAGCACGTGCTAGTTGTACGTATAAAACGTCATCAAACTGTCCACGTGCTTCATCATCAATTCCTGGACGACGTGCAATATGCACAGTCATCTTTCCTAGAAGATTTTTTGCTTGGTTAAGAATCAAGTTACCACGACTAGGAACATACAAGCATGTGTATTGCTTATCTGTATAGCGGATTACTTCAATAATAGCATTTGTATTTTGATTATATCCAAGTTGTCCTAGGATTGCTCCTGCATACTCTGGATACTCATTGGCTAGTTCGCCAATAGTCTTCATGTAACGCTTTGCATATGAGATACAACGACCAAAACGGTCATACTCTGGGTAAGCACCCATAGGATCTTCTACACGAATACGTGGAAGTTCTGTCTCAAAATCTGGTTCTACGTGGATAGGTAAGAAGCCGTATGAGAAATACCAGTCAGCACCCCAATACATTTGAGACTGTAGACGTGATTGGTAAACATAGTTGTTAGCAATCATTCCACGCTTGTCAGCAAATGTGCGTGCACGATCTGATGTAACGTTAGATGTAGAGCAATTGAAAGATGGAAGTGGAGCCAATACTTCAGCCAAGTCACGTGCTGCAACATCAATAAAGTTTGCAACCATTGCATTGGTCATGCCTTCAGGGAAGAGTTCTGGAAATACCTCAGTCATCTTACCCTTGCGGACAGCAAGGATATCAGCCATGCGACCATCACGATCACCATGGCGTTGTTTTAAGTTCTCAACGCGGCGCGCGATTGTCTCAATATCTAGTGCCATTATTGTCCTATTCGTATTGGGCAAATTCATAGTCGTTTACATTTACTGTAAAGCGACCTTCAAGTTGCTTTCGTGTAGCCCATCTATTGGTAAGATGGCTTTGGTTAATTCGAGAGTTACTGATAACTTCTTTAGCACGTAGTTCACAAAACCACAATGCCATTACACAGTCTGTCTTGCCTTTGGTATCAGGTTTCCATGTAATCAATTGCTGGATAAGAGCCTTGATACCTTCGGATCCATCTTGAGATGGTATTTCAATGAGGTTATCGTTATTATGAGTGTTACCGCGTACAGTCCCAAAGAGACCTGCCATGGCTGCTACACCAAAAGATGTGTCCCACTTGTTCTTACCAGTAAACTGACTGGAGAACTTTACCCCTGAGTTGGCAAGATACTGACGCAAGTCATCATCTAGGGCATAGGCCTTTTGATGGGCGTTAGTCTCAATGCGTAATTCTTGTGGCTGGTACTTAGTAACCCACTCTTCAATTAACTTCTGAATCTTCTGTGGGTTAGGTTCAGTCATGTTTTCTACATCTAAAATATATCTGTTACGTGTATTGCGATCAACAGTCATGATAACTGCTGCAGTATTACCACTCATTGCTGGGTCAAGACCCATGATGGTATACCATGCACCACGTTCTTTAGGATGTCCTGGAGCACCTGGTTTTAAAGGTCCGCGTTTGCGCATCCCATTGATTGAACCTTGGACAGACGCAGGGGAAAATATAGAGTCCTCTTGGACGTCCTGCTGTTGGTAAACAAGCGCCCAAGCAGAAGGGCTAACTTCTGATCGTCGCCTGAAGAGTGCTGGCCCATTCCATTTTGGATATAGACCGTCGTCATCGGGAAGTACTTCATCTTCTGAGCCTTCCCATGGTAAGTGTGACTTGGGCCATAGTGTTACCCAGTTCTCAGGGTCTTCATCATATTCAAGAACGGCTGGCATAGACAGGTAAGTGAAAGGCGACTTACCACCAACCCAGTGATCAGGAGAACGAATCTCTCGATATAGGTCATTTGAAGCAATACGTGTTCCAACAACTAAGAGTTTACCAGAATCACCTAGACGAGTTACTACATCTCGCTGGAGCCAGAGAAGTTGCTTCTCCCACTCATGCGCGTTTGAAGTCGTAACAACGTCATCCAAGATGATGAGGTTTGAACGGGCGCCAGTAATCTGGCCACCAATTCCAAGCGCTTGCACCGTCGGATCCTTTTCGGTAGAATCACGAGACAGGTAAATGCGATCAGCCTTCCAAGTATCCGCATCTTCTTTCCAACCCCCAACGGATCCGTAGACCGCTTGTAACTTAGCCCAGCGTTCGTGGCTTAGTCGTTGCTTGATTGAGTAGAGATACTCCTTGGCGCGTTCCTGCGTTTTGGAGACAATTGTAATCTTGATGTTTGGATCCATGGCAATACGGTATACGCAGTAGTTAACTGTGATGACCGTTGACTTAGCGTGCTCTGGCGGTACATTGATAAGTAACCGCTTCTTGGAGGCGGGATCATAGACCATTGAGTCATGGAGGTAAGACGGTTCCCGACCTTCCAGGATGTCGATCCAGGAACGGTGGTGGGCAAAGATGGGGCTGTCCAAAAACTCACGACTAAACTCCTCAAAGCCTATCTTAAACTTGGCATCGCCTGTGACTATGCTTAGGGATTCTTCACCTGTTCGGCGGGCCTTCTCAAGGGCTTTCATGAACTGTTCGTCCTTGCGCCAGTCTTTCATGACGTCAGGTTTGCGCTCAGCCCTGGCTAGTGAATCCTGTAGATCTAGCCCTTGCCCTACAAATTCTAATACTTTGGCCTTGGCTTCTCTCAATGCCTTGACATTGTGATGCTCAGCACCTTTACCTGCGGCCATTGATAACTCCCCTAATAATCCCCCTGTTAAAAAGGGTTAATAACCCCCTTCGCTCAGCGCGCATAAAGCGCGCGCTTCGCTACCCCCTGGCTCTCGTGGATGGCAATA